ATGTAGGCAATTAATATTTTGGACAACTAAGGAAGTTTTCCCGCTAGAATATACAGCGCGACACGTTTGGGATAAAAAAACCGGCTGCGGTTCCGAATACGAATTTATATTTGAGCGCAACGGCAACGCTAATTTTAAAGTGTTCCGCTACTATTTAATAAATTCAACAGTGGCGGCGTCGTTTACGGGGGATATTTGGACAGGCCATAAAAGCCAAAAGCCAAAAGCTCTAATTGAAAATTGCATAAAATATATTCAAGGAAAAGCTGTCCTCGACCCATTTATGGGCAGCGGCACCACGGGAGTAGCTTGCGCCAAGTTAGGCCGCAAGTTTATCGGCATTGAGATTGAGCCGAAGTATTTCGATATATCCTGCGAGCGTATTCAAAAGGCTTACGACCAGCCTGATATGTTTGTCGAGCAACCAAAGGCCGTACAGGCAGGGATGGGAATATGATTGATATATCAGAACAGTCCCAGCAAGCCTATCAGTGGGCGACCAGGGAAACATTAAAAAAGGCGCGGCCTGATCCTATTTTAGTATGGGCTGAAAATAAAAAGCTCAATTCAGTCCTGCAGGAGAGTTGCTGGGGGATCAGGAGGGCGGTGAAGTATATCCGCAGCGAGGTTGATTTTCAGACTTTGGATTATTCCACTCTCGATTGTCCAAGGGGCCGGGGAAATACGAACAATGAGAGGGAGCCCAAGGAAGTCAGAAGATATTTAATCTGGTCGAGCGGGGTGCTGGGCCGGCTTGGTTCAAGGGGATTGAACATGATTGTGAATTGTATCGTGGAGGGAGACGAGTGCGACTGGGATTTGTTTTCATCAGCCATCAAGGATTATTAGGTTCGGGCGCTTTCCCATGAGGTGAAATTGTCGGCACTGCTTTGTTTAGCGTTGAATGTCTATTTCGAGGCCAGGGGTGAGCCAACTCTCCTGTCCATGGCCGCGCCCGCTCACGTTGTATTGAATCGGGTAAAAGACGACCGCTACCCGAATGATATTTGCTCCGTGGTGAAACAGGCTAAAACCTGGCGTGGCAATCCAATTAGGAATCAATGCCAGTTCAGTTGGTATTGTGACGGTCTTAGTGACAGACCATTGAATAAACCGGCTTTTGAATTTTCCATGTTGATAGCGAGACTCGTCATGGAAGGGCGTATAGAGGACGTTACCTCCGGCGCTACGCATTACCATGCCGATTACGTCCAGCCAGACTGGAAAATCTATAAAACCTTCACGGCAAAGATAGGCTCGCACCTTTTCTACAGGTGGGAACGCTCCTGAAACCTGTCAATTTTTAAAAGGGGGTTTAAAAAATGATTAAATGGAACGAGATTAAATACGATTTGATTGGTCAAGACCTGGAGAGTTACGAGGGAGAACCCGGATATTGGAAGGCAGACCAGACAACATTGCCGCCTATGGGAATGAGTGTTTTGTTTTATTTCCCGCCTTACAAGCAAGGAGAACAATCGGGCATTTATTACGGGTATTGGATAGACGAAAAAGAATGGAGTGATGATTACCCACCCCATATTATTTGGTATGCGCCGAACCCAGAAGACAAACGATGCGTATATACTGACGTTATGCTTGGCAATCACGTCACTCACTGGGCTGATATTGATCTGCAGGAGAAGTAGATGGACATACTTGATATAATAGCGGTCCTGGTTGACGTATTCCTTCACATACTATGAAAAAGAAGCCGCGTGATCCGTCGTGGAAACTGCGCCATGCTTTGGGTCACAAGGTCGAGCCTGACCTGAAGAAGTACAGGCGGAAGGCCAAGCATAAGAAAAAAGTAACCTGGAATGATTCTAAACTGTTGACAGAAGTTTCAGAATAACATAGTTTCGTGCTTGGACCCGTGCGCCTAAATGGCGGCGGGTTTTTCTATGGAGGTTCGATGTATAGCAGAATTGATGTTGTAGACATACCCCAGGAAGGCGGATCGCTGGCTGAAGCCCGTATTGTAGTCGAGTTTGAAACGACGGAAGAAGCCAGGGACTGGGTTGACGAATTTCTGGTGAAGGGCGTTCTGTTCGTCATGGACGGGCCGGGGCCGGTGATGCACTGATGCTGCTTTCGTTACTGCTTATATTATTGTTGTAGGAGTTGTCATGCCTAAAGGAATTGGAACTTACGGAACCAAGAGGGGGCGGCCCCCCAAGAAATCCAAAAAGTCAGGGAAAAAGATCAAGAAAAAGAAGTAATGTTTGACAGGCAGGAGATTCTTCTCGGAACGATAGTCGTAATATTCTTTGTAGGCGTGTTCTGGTTCTTTTCATAATCTCACTGCGGATACACCACCGATTAGAAATTAGCACGAAGGTATCCAGCATAGATTAAAGAATGGGCAAGAGGTCTAACTTCATAAGGCTCAAGGGGGACTTTTACAGAACACCCAAGAAGGCCGTTGATGTTTTATGCTCACATATAGAAAGAAATTTTACTTACCACGAGCCGTGCGCTGGTGATGGTGCTTTAATCGAGGCGTTAAATTTATACCAGATTCCCTGTGTCTATAAAAATGACATAGAGCCAAAGCATAAAGAGATAAAAAAGCAGGATGCTTTTGACTTGGATAAATGTGCTGGTGATTGTTTTGTTACCAATCCGCCGTGGACAAGAGACTTGCTGCATCCGTTAATAATTCATTTGTCAAACTTGGCACCAACATGGCTGTTATTTGATGCAGACTGGATGCACACAAAACAAGCTGAAGAATACCTAAGCAGGTGTGAAAAAATTATCTCGGTAGGCCGGTTAAAGTGGATTGCTGACAGTGACCATGCAGGGAAAGATAATTGCGCCTGGTATCTGTTCGGCAACCAGCCAGAAGTCGGTACTGTTTTTATTGGTAGGCACTAATGGCTAGAAGATTTGATCTGAAACATGACCCCAAAACGCGGGAGAAAATACAGACAAGTCAGCTTGTTAACAGGTTGAATTCATTTGTATTAAATGGAGTCGATCCGAAAACAAAGAAGCCAATCGAAATGAGCAGGGAACAGATAACAGTTGCGTTGGGTTTATTGAAAAAAACCCTGCCTGATTTATCGAGCGTTGAACTGAAGGGCGACGAAGCCAATCCGTTGAATATGTCGTTTACGGTCAAGTATGCAGACAGTGACTCTTCCGAGAGCGTTTGAGGATCTAAGACAGCCCGCGAGATATAAAGCATATTATGGGGGTCGAGGTTCGGCCAAGTCTCATTCGTTTGCGACAGCCTTATTGATGCGTGGGGGTGAGAAGCCTCTACGGATACTATGCGCCCGTGAAGTTCAGTTAAGTATCAAGGATTCCGTTAAGCAGCTACTGGACGACAAGATAGCAGACTTTGGTATGGAGTCGTTTTATCAATCGTACCAGAGCGAGATACGGGGCAGGAACGGGACTAACTTTATCTTTGCCGGTCTGGGTAAGATGACGGCAGACCAGATAAAGAGTATGGAGGGAATTGATATAGCCTGGGTCGAGGAGGCTCAGACAATTTCGGATAACTCGTTGGAGATACTTATCCCGACGATACGAAAGGACAAGTCGGAGTTGTGGTTCTCATGGAACCCAAGGCATTCGAGCGACCCGATAGACAGGAGATTCAGAGGCGAGGTCGTTCCTGACAACTCGGTTATTAAAAAGGTCAACTACCCGGACAATCCGTTTTTCCCCAGGGAACTGGATAGCGAGCGGGAGTTTGACAGGGACAACAACGCAGAACGCTATGGTCACATCTGGATGGGTGACTATGAGCCAACTGCAATAGGAGCTATATGGGATCGGGCAACCTTGCATTCGGGCAGGACTAAAGAGCCGCCGCTAATGAATAGAATAGTGGTCGCTGTAGACCCGGCGGTGAGTGATACGGACGGCTCAGACGAACATGGAATTATAGTCTGTGGTGTAGGCGAGGACAGCAAGGGTTACGTTCTGGACGACCTATCCAGGCATGGTTCGCCGAAGCAATGGGCGGAACAGACGATAGCGGCTTATGATAAATGGTCTGCGGACGCAATCGTGATAGAGGTTAATCAAGGCGGGGATATGGTTCGGCATACGCTTGAGAGCGTGAGGCCGGGAATACGGATAATCGAGGTGCGGGCTACAAGGGGAAAGCATGTTCGAGCGGAGCCGATCTCGGCTTTGTACCAGTTGGGAAGAATATCACACGCCGGGACGTTCGATAAGTTGGAGGATCAAATGTGCCAGATGACTTCCGCAGGGTATCAGGGTGATGGTTCGCCCGACAGGGTGGACGCTATGGTATGGGCATTTAGCGAGCTATTCCCCAAGCTCAACAGACAGAAACCTAAAGTAGACCACCGCAATAATGCGGGCGGGTCTTGGATGGGATAATGGACGATATTGTAAAAGAAGCTAAAGAGGCATTCGAGACCTGTCAGGAAGCGGAGGAGGAGAACCGCGACAACGCCGAGAGCGATATTAAGTTTGCCCGGATGGGTGACCAATGGGACGAGGCAGACCGTAACAAGCGGAACAGGGAAGGCCGACCCGTTCTGACGATTAACCGTATGCCCGCGTTCATAAGACAGGTGGCTAACGACGCCCGGCTGAATACGCCCAGCATTAAGGTGTTCCCCGTTGATGATACGGCAGACGTAGACTGCGCGGAGATACTCAACGGACTCCTGAGGAACATACAGGTCCAGAGTAACGCCGACGCTGCCTACGATACGGCCATGAGCGACGCGGTCACTGGAGGGTTTGGGTATTTTATCATCGATGTAGACTATGCGTATAACGACACGTTCGAGCAGGATATTTTAATCAAGAGGATTGCCAATCCGTTCACGATACACGGCGATCCAAGAAGCACGGCGATAGACAGCAGCGACTGGAATATAGGGTTTGTCAGTGACATGATGAGCCATGCAGAGTTCGAGCGGGAGTTCCCCAAGGCCGAGAAGGTGGACTGGGACGCCGACTTTGAATCAGAGAAAGACTTTGACTGGATAACGGAGGAATCGGTAAGGGTTGCAGACTACTGGAAAAGGGTAGAGGAAGACCGGCCTATCGTTCTCCTGAGTAACGGCGAGGTAATAGACGAAGAGGTCTATGAAGAACAGAAAGACTGGTTTGATGTCCAGCAGGCATTCGTAGAGAATACGCGGACGGTCAAGTCATGGAAGGTCAGGAGATATACTTTAAGCGGTCAGGAAGTATTAGAAGAAATTGACTGGCCGGGGATGTATATTCCCATTATCCCGGTATACGGAGAGGAAAGCTGGGTCGAGGGAAAGAGACACTTTAAATCCCTTATCAGGGACGCGAAGGACCCTCAGAGGATTTATAACTACTGGAGGACGGCCTCGACCGAGTTAGTAGCCCTGGCTCCCAAGGCTCCTTTCATTGGGCCTGTTGGTGCATTCGATGAGGACGGGGACAAATGGGCAACGGCCAATACCGACTCACATCCTTATTTACAATACGACGGACAGGTAGCGCCGCAGAGACAGTCATTCGCAGGGCCACCAGCGGGAGCTCTACAGGAAGCCCTCAACGCTTCAGACGATATGAAATCCGTGGTCGGGATGTTCGATGCCTCTTTAGGCGCGAGGTCGAATGAGCAGTCAGGACGTGCGATTTTAGCGAGACAGAGGGAAAGCGATGTCTCGACATTTCACTTTATCGACAATCTCAACAAGGCGATTCAACACGCCGGGAAGATCATCCTCGACTTGATTCCTCATGTTTATTCGGGCGAGAGAGTGGTCAGGGTTCTGGGTGAAGACGACAAGCCTGAGAACGTCCAGGTCAATCAGCAAATCCCCATGATGCAGGACGGCCAGCCTGTCATGGATGAAATGGGTCAACCGAAGGCCAGAATATACGATCTGACGAAGGGCAAGTATGATCTTGTGGTGAGAAGCGGGCCTAGCTTTACGACAAGACGCGAGGAAGCCGCTACTCAAATGATGGAACTTCTCAGGGTATATCCGGACGCCGCTCCTATAATCGGAGATATATTCGCCAAGAACCTCGACTGGCCTGGAGCTGATGAGATAGCCAAGAGACTGGAGAAACTAACCCAAGGTCAGCCTGAAGACCCGGAGAAAGCCGCTTTGGCAGCGCAGTTGCAGATGGCCGTGGATAGAATACGGCAGCTTGAAGGCGACCAACAGGTAGACGCCGCCAAGGTACAGATTGACAGACAGAAGCTCGACCTCGACAGGCAGAAGGTGGGCATAGATCAATTCGAGGCTGAGACCGACAGAATGGAAGCCCAGGCTGAGATACAGAAAGATTTAGCACAGGCGCAGAGTTACGGGCCTGTCATTAATTACCCCTTCCGGGGGTAAATCGACCAGCCCTACGGGGAGTCGGAGGTACACCGACCAGCCCCAAAGGAAGTCGAAACCACAACCCATGAGGTAAATTATGGCTGACGAACAACCCGATGAGGGAATCGTTGAAGGGGACGAGAACGAACCCCAAGAGGTAGAGACCGAAGAAGAAATCGAGGAAGCTGCCAAACAGGAACCGACAGAAGAGGATGAGGAGGACTCGGAAGAGCAAACCGAACCGTCCCCTGAATCGACGACTGTAGAATACGAGGGGCAAGAGTATAACATCCCCCCTGAATTAAAAGAGATGTTTTATCGACATAAGGATTATACGACCAAGACTCAGGAGATGGCGGAACAGCGGAAGGGTCTGGAAACCGACAAACAACGGTTCCAGGAAGCCATTCAGTTGCAAGCCGCCCATACTGAGGCTTACACCCAGCTAGGCATACTTGACCAGCAACTAGCTCAATACAATGAGGTAGACTGGAATACATGGGCCTCCCAAGACCCTAATGCCGCGCAACAAGCGCAGATACAGATGGGTGCGTTACGGGAACAACGAACACAAGCTCAGGGGAAACTGCAATCTCTACACACCGAAACTCAACAGCAGATGCACACCGAGACAGCAAAAGTTGTTGAGCAAAATCGTGCCAGGATAGAGAGGTCAGTCCCTAACTGGAGTTCGGAAACCGAAAAGGCTGTTTTTGACTTTGGGATTCAAAGCGGCCTGTCCGAGAGTCAACTGGCCGGGACGAACTACGATCCCATCTTGATAGGGATCTTAAATAAGGCCCGACTATTTGACGAACTTCAACAGAAGCAGACCGGCAAGAAACCCAAAAAGTCTGAACCTGTCCCGCAAGCCACGAGGGTAAAACCCAAGAGGACTGCCCCGAAGGGCCTGCATGACGGTTTAAGTATGGACGAATGGGTGAAACGTCGGAACGCTCAAGTAGCTAAACGAGGTTAATATGGCTAATACAACTTTAACTCCGACAGCGGTTACGAGGGAAGCCCTTCGTATACTGCACCAGAAGTTGAACTTTGTAGGCACGATCAACCGTTCCTATGATTCATCTTTTGGTAAAAGCGGTGCAAAGATTGGCGACAGTCTGAAGATCAGGCTTCCCAATCAATACACCGTAAGATCCGGGGCGGCACTCTCTTCACAAGACGTCGTGGAGTCGAGCGTGACCCTTCAGGTCGCGACCCAGAAGGGCGTCGATACCACATGGACAAGTGACGATTTGTCACTGGATATAGACGACTTCGGTTCGAGAATATTAGAACCGGCAATGTCAGTCCTGGCGGCGAACATCGAATCCGACGCCATGTCCATGTACAAGGATGTCTATAATCATGTTACGGACGTTGGCGCGACAATTACGTCAAGCGATGTGATGACGGCGTCCAAGGTGCTGACGGATAATCTGGCACCATACGACAACCGTTGCTTAAACCTGTCGACTCAGGACAACCTTGACTTGGTTGAAGCCCTAAAAGGTCTCTATAACGACCGGACTAATGTAGGCAAAAACTACAAGGAAGGCCGTGTTGCTTCTAACACATTCGGGTTCTCCGAAATTATGGAAAACTCCATGTGGCCGCAGCATACATCGGGTAAAACTATCCATTAGATTGCCCCCTTGCCGTGCAAGCGGTGAGTGCAAATTCTGTGAATTGCTGGAAAGCTAAGTTAGGAATAATAAGCCAATCAGCAGCCAAGTCTGGCAGTAATGTCAGGAAGGTTCAGAGACTAGGCCAAGGAATCCTCGCAAGAGGATGGTAAAGGCCCAAGAGCGCAGAACATTCCTTTGGGATGATGATATAGTCCGATACTCCGATGAAAATCGGAGACAGTAATTAAAAAAGCTGTGTAACAATTGACTGACGATGGTACAGGCGACTATCTGGTGAATGATGCTGGCACGATAGCCGAGGGATCGACTTCGATCACTACGGATACCGGCGCTGGAACGTACCTGATAGGCGATATTTTCTACTTCGCTTCCGTGTACGCGGTTCATCCTGAGACGAAGGCAACACTCACGAAGTTGAAAGAGTTTACCGTTACGGCGAACTCCGGGACTTCTGCAACTACGATCAGTTTCTCTCCTGCGCTTTATAGTTCAGGTGCGAAACAGAATGTCAGTGCGATGCCTGCCAATAATGCCGCCTTGCATAAAAACGAAAGCGACCAGTCTACTGATATAGCTGCAAGCGCCGATTACGGTGTGAGCCTCGCTTATCACAAGGACGCTTTCTGCTTTGCAACGGCTGACTTGATCATGCCTCAGGGCGTTGATTTCTCGGCACGGGAAGTTATGGACGGTATCTCAATGAGAATTGTACGGGATTACAGTATTTCAGCAGATACGTTCCCGACAAGGATCGACGTTCTCTACGGGTATAAAACCATCAGGCCAGAAATAGCCTGTCGTATCCAGATGAACTAAACCACAGGGAGGGCTTCGGCCCTCCCCTTCTTCAGGAGATAAACATGCCAAAGTGGATGTATAAAAAGGACAAGGGCGAAATCGTTTCCAAGCTCTTCCAGGATGGCGACGATATTCCGAAAGAGTGGAAAGAAAGCCCTGGCGAAGCTGAAAAGAAACCCAAGAAGAAATAGATGGCTTTAACGAATTTTGCGACCTTAAAAACCGCAATAGCTTCGGAGTTCTCACGCTCCGATACGGGGTTCACCAATGCTGTGCCTGATTATGTTCTGAGGGCGGAAGCGGTTCTGAACAGGCGTTTGAGAACGCACCAGATGCGGGCGACGGCGACGGTTACTATTTCCTCATCGGCAAGCACTGCCTCCCTGCCTACGGGATTTCTATCGGATATTGGATTGCACTACACGTCCGACCTGAGTCAGCTAACCCCTGCGACAGACGCCGATCTGGTCTACTGGGGCGCAACGGATTCAGGCCAGCCCCGGCTCTACAGGGTTGGAGCGACGGTGTACGAGTTTGATAGACCAGCGGACCAGGCCTATTCAACGAAGGCCGTTTATTTCAAGGCGAATAATTTAACGTCCGACGCCACCAACTGGCTGATGACCAATTACCCCGATGCGTACCTTTATGCGGCGTGTTTCGAGGCTGCGGCGGCAAGACAGGCCAAGGATCGAATGGCAATATATAAACCTCTAAGGGACGAGATTATCGAGGAAATTAACCGTCTTAATTCCAAGACCCAGGGTCGTGTAAGAATGCGGCACGATTCGAGCCTTGCAAGGGGGAACCAGTTTAACGTCAACACCGGCGGTTATCTATGATTGTATTCGGGGAGTTCGCTCCCGACCAGCCAGCCCTGGATTCGGGCGGTCAGTTCAGTACGGTTGCCAAGAACGTCATCCCAAGGACGAAACACTCCTATGCTCCCCTTGGAACATTGGCGGCATTGACAAATGCCCTTGATAACAACTGTCAGGGTGCGGCGGCGTTCAGGGATTCAACTGGTGCGGTTAATTCATTCGCAGGGGATACGAGTAAGCTCTATAAACTTTCCCAGACAACCTATTCGGACGTTACGGGCTCGACCACTCCCTCTGTTGCAGACGACGATACATGGCAATTCGCGAAGTTCGGCGAGAGAATTATAGCGGTCAGCGGCCACGCCACGAATACCCAGAGCTATGTAATGAACAGTTCGAGTACCTTTGCCGATCTGGACTCCGACGCCCCAAGGGCGAGACACATAGCCCAGATTAAAGACTTTATAATGCTGGGGAACACTTATACCTCAGCGGACGACGCTGTGGCGAACAGGGTCCACTGGTCAGCGATAAACGACCCCACGGACTGGCCTACCATTGGAAGCGCGGACGCAGCGAGTAAACAGAGTGACAGACAAGACCTCCCTTCGGGAGGATGGATTCAGGCAATCACGGGAGCTGTAGGTGGTACGGACGGAGTTATATTCATGGACGACGCGGTGTATCGTGTTATTTATTCAGGTCCGCCAACGGTCTTTGAATTCTATGAGGTTGAAAGAGCCAGGGGGACGATAGCTCCGAGGAGCGTGGTCAATATAGGGGATTCGTGTTTCTATCTCAGCCGCGACGGGTTCTTCCAGTTTAACGGGCAGGATTCTATCCCGATAGGGGACCAGAAGGTAGACAAGACATTCTTTTCAAGATACACGCAGGATTACCCTCATTTAGTATGGGGCGCAAGCGATCCAATTAATAAGGTCGTGATGTGGACCTACCCCTCCGCCTCGACTTCAAACGCGACAAAGGCGCTCATATTTAACTGGAGTCTCAATGAATGGTCTGAGGCGGAGTTTAATTCCCAGGTGTTATTTACCGACCTGACCCAGGGATATACTTTAGAAGGTCTGGACGATGTCGAAAGCCAACTGGACGACCTTCCCTATAGTCTGGATTCGAGGATCTGGACGGGGGGCAAGGAAGTCCTCGCAGTTTTTGACACGGATAAGAAAAACGCCACATTCTCAGGGGTGAACCTTGCGGCGGTGATTGAATCACAGGAGATAGGCGGGGGCGAGAGGGTTCTGATCGACGGTATCAGACCTTATGTGGATGTCAGTAATACGGCGCACCTTACCGTTGCCTTAAAGACACGCGACGACGTAGGCGCTTCCATAACGACGGGGACGGCTTCGGGTATAGACGCAGATGGTCAGGCTCATTTCACCACGTCCTCGAGATATGCAAGGGCGCAGGTCAATATAGCCGCCAGTGCGACGTGGACTCACGCCCAGGGAGTAGATGCAGATATAACCGCTGACGGAACGGCGTAATGGCTGACTATTTCACAAGAATCCCCGGCCCTCTGGAGGTTATGCGGAGGCTGGGGTTAAACGTCCCTTCGGGCCAGCAACTGGGAAAGTTTTCTACGGCTGTTCCTGAGTTTGTAGGCCCACAGGCTGACGTTGCGGGTATGGTCAGGGATGCGGGCCAGGTTATGCCCAACATACAGTCTGGAGACTACGGGCAGGCATTAGCGAACCTCGGTATGGCTGCGGCGGCTATCCCGTTTATGGCAATTCCGGGGACGGTATCACAGGTCAAGAAGTTATTTCCTGGCCCTAAAATGACACGTCAAGAATTTAAAGACGTTTTCTTGAGTCGTAGTAAAGACCGCCAGAAATGGGGTGCGGAAAGAAAAGAAAGAATCAATGATTTGCGAGATCAGGTAAAAGAAGTCCAGAAATACCGGGGGCATTCTCTCTCATGGCAGGGGCCACCTAAACGAACCTGGGAGCCTTCTCGTAAAGTGGAATTAGAAGATGTTTTGGTAACTCGCTCACGAAATCGGCCTTATGAAGCTGATAAATTAAGGTCGGCCCGTCCATATTTAGCATTAGACAAAGGGAATTTTTGGGGTAAACGTTTTAGAAAAGAGGTTTCTGATAAAGCGGGAAACATTGATATTTATGGTCGGCAGGGAGTAGCAGAGGCCATAAACAGGGCAAATATGGAAGCTGTTCCGCGCATTTTGAAAAAGGAAGGTTGGACACTTCGCCACGGGTCCAAGGGCCGTTCTGGGCGGAAATCCAGTCGGTATCTTGTTTCCCCTGACAAGGATTATGAATTGCGACTTTCTGACCATTATCTGCCTGACACGATGGAACGGGCACATAGTCGCAGTCAATACGGGACCAGATGGGACGATGAAATTGTTTTGGGAGGCACGGAATCGCCTGATCATATAATTGATAATATAAAGAAATTATATTTAGAAACGAAATGAGTGAATTTCCCGGCATTACAGCTTCAACGGCCAGTACAGGGTTATTCCTGAGGGACGCCCTTGAATGGTCACGCCGTGTCATGCAGGGGAAACTGAACAATACCGCCCTCTGGACTCTGGCGGCGG